ACAGAGTACCCTCCTCAAGCTGACGTTCAATAATATAGCCCGTATCGGCAATATCGCCAACCTTAAGCTTGTAGTCCTCCGCTATCATCTTAACAAGCTCACTGTACCTCTTGCTTTTGTACAGTATAGTGTCCTTATTTTTTAAATATCTCAGGCTGTCATAAGCCTTTACGGCAATAATATTTCTTTCTTTTCGGCTTTTTTCAAACACATACCCTCTGAATATATCCTCACCGTCAACTCTCAGCCTTACGGGACTTCCCTCTTGAAAATCTATATTTTCATCCTTAAGCACATTAAATTTCAGTGAGGTAGGCTGTCCGTGTCTGTGGTATTCAAGCTCTAAACTGCCCGTTATCGTAGGCAGATACACCTTGTCATTTTCAATAAGCAGTTCATAGCCGACACCCGTATCACCTACCGTGTCCACCTTGCCGAAAATGCTTGCACCGGTTCCGCCGAAAAGGCTTGTCGTGCTTAACTCCTCAATGGTTTTGCTTTTCGAGCTGCTGCTTTTACTGCTGCTCTTTGATGAAGAAGACTTCGACTTTGCAGAAGAAGTGGTAGTTTTGGTTGTTGACTTTTTTTCACTGCCGCTTGCGCCCTCAGGCTTTTGTCCGCCCTGCCAGCCCCAGCCTCTGAACACGTACTTTCTGTTACAACTCTCCAACGACTCCACCTTAACGCCGTTTGCGGCGTGAATAACATTGCCGTTGCCCGTAGATATACCAACGTGTCCGTAGCTTCCTATGCCCTTAAAGTAAACCGCCGCACCTCTCGGCACATTGTCCATACTGCTTGACACGCACCACTTACTGTAGGCATCATTGGCGCTGGCGGCGTCTCCATAAATACCGCCCGCCTCATAGCAAACCCTTACAAACCTCTGACAATAGTTGTCGTAGTCGTGAGAAAATTTCAGCGAAAAAGCCTTTGTCATAATTGTTTCAAGCTGACTCATCAATCTCCCCCTCTCAGCGTAAGCACAGTACCCTCATATAAATACCGCCCGCTTTCCGAGCTGATAAGTCCGTGCTTTTTCGCCATAGCCTCTATTACCTCGCTGTTGTCATCATATATCTCCGAATACCTGCTGCCGTCACCGAGATAAAGCTTTGCGATTGTCCACAGCGTTTCACCTTGCTTAACGGTAATCGTATCGGGTACGGTTCTTGTGCTTGTTTCGCTCGTGGTGACTACCCCGCTTGACGTGTCAACAATAAGTGTTGAATAGTCCGCATACTGCTTAAGCGAAATATCGCAGATTAAATCTCCGCCGTTTTCCGCATCTTCACGAATGCTCAGCTCCTCGATAACACAGCTTATATCCGTTGAGGCTCTATGTCCGTACCTCAGCACTCTGAACCATATCGGCTTCGCCCTGCTTTTCATCTGTCTGAGCGCATCCGCAAAGTACATACCGTTCTTAAACCCGCCCTCATATATGCAAAACGGGTACTGCACCATAGGCAGTAAAGCCGAAAAGCTTATTTCGCAAAGTCCCGAGGTTTCGGGCAGACTAACCTCACCGCCGCTTACAAGGCTAAGCGTTCTGTTTTTGTTTTTATCCTTAATGGTAAAGGCTGACGGAGTAACGGGTAGCAGTAAGCCGCCCACATAAAAAAGATACATATTTCCACTCCCTTCTATTTGCCACGCTTTTCGCTCTCGATAATTTTATCGAGTGCCGCCGCCACAAATGCCTTTTCGTACTCATTCATATCCGCATAAACGGAGGGAGTCCAGTGAAAGCGTTGCATACACATAAGCGCATACACGCTGTCACTGTCACCTCCGTCAATCAGTTTTTTGCTTTGTCCACCTTGTCCTTAAACGAGGTAAAGCCAAGCATACCGTAAACAAAGTCCGCAAAGGCGGCATATTCCGACGGCTTGTCAATAATAGCCTTCAATAAATCCTCGGGAGTATACACACCGTAGCTGTCCTGAAGCTGTGCCGACAGCAAATTAGGCTCTACCACGCTTGCGGCAAGAAGCTTATCCATATAAAGCGACGTATCAAGCCTTTCCCTTACCACGCCGTTTTTATCCTCACTAAGGCGCATACTCTCCCTTTTTATTTCCTCACAGCTTGCCGTATCAAGCTGTCTTATCTCCCACATAACCACATTTCCGTTATCGTCGGTAATGTCGCTTGCGGCGGGATAAAAAACACTCTCCCTCTGCACTCGGTTTCCCTTTAAAAATCTTTCAAGTCCGCTCATAGTCCCGCTCTCACCTCTTAAAGCATACCGTCAAGCATATCAAAGCTTTCGGGAATTTTGAAGTCCTCAAAGGTAAAGTCCATATCCTCGTCAAGGTAATCACCCTTTGCGTCAAACTTGGCAAGCACACCGCCGTTCATATTACAATCGGTAAGCACAACGGTCTGTCTGCCCGCCGCCGAAGTAGGGTCCTCATTGCTTATCTGAATATCAAAGTAAATATCCTCGCCCGTTTTCTTATACTGAAGCATAAGCTGACGAAAAATCGAGGTATTGTAATGAAATTCAGCCTTACCCGTTCCGCTCCAGCCGGAAGCCTTGTTACCCATACCCGTTTTACCGAGTATAGGCACCTTAGTCTTGTTCTTTTCAAACTTAGCCTCAAGATTGATAGCCTGCATAAAATTATATCGGTTGCCATCAATAGTCACATAGCACTCCGCAAGCTTGGCGCTGATGGTGTCCCTTGCTCTCATAACAGCATTACTCATAGAAAATCACTCCTTTACTCCACCGTAACCGTCATATACAGCTTGCCCATAGCGCTGACTATACTGACGGCATCATTAATAACCACAGCTCTCTTGCTGTCACCTCTTGCAACGGTAATATCCTCCTCATCAAAGTCCTCAATGGCTCTTATGTCATTAAGTTGCTGATGATGCTTTACAATATCGTTCCAAAGGCTCATTCTTCCCGCATTGTCATTAGGCACAACGCCTAAGTAGCGTGTGTTGAAGATAGTTGCAATATCGTTTGCAATTCTGTCGCACACTCTTACCGTCTGATTATCGGCAAACACATCACTCTTGGTGTCACTGTAGGTAACAAGGCTGTTAATATCGGCAAGCACTCTGAGCGTACCGCTTACGCTGTGCAGAGTAAATTCACCGTTTGAAATCGCACTCTTAAGCTGACTCTGAGTGTAATCGGCATTTACCTCCAGCTCACCGTCATACGCTCTGTTAAGTACGGACTTGTTAATTTCACAGCCTGCCATAAGACCCGCAACCCAGTAAACCAGCGCCGCCTCATTTTCGTCCGTCACACTGTTTTTTACATTGATAACACCCTCGTGGTCTGCCGCCTTGTTGTAAACCACGCACTGCATTTTCGCTCCCACATCATCTCTCATACGCTTGGTGTAGGCTATGTAAAGCGCCTTAACCTCCTCGTCCGTTGTAGGGCAGGCAAGCACATTGTAGCTGTAAGCCTCCGCCTTATCGAGAAATTCCTGATGCTTAAGTCCGGTTACAGTGCCGTTTTCACCGCCGGTAAGCGGAACACCCGCCTCCTCTGCAAGCTCAGCCGAGGTAATAAAGCTCACATAATCGTTTGCTTCAAGCTCCTCCGCTTTATTTACACTCTGCGTATCTACCGCTTCGCCGTCAAGCTTAGTCACCACGCTAAACCCGCCGTCAACGCTCTTTTCAATGCAAATTGTAATATCATTACCTCTCACACCGCTGTATAAAGCCTTTGCGTACTTGTTTTCGGCAACAGTACCGCCGCCGTTAAGTCTGTAGCAATACACTGTGCTCGCATTAAGAAAAAGCTCCCTTAAATACTTAAGCTTACCGCTTGTGTAGTCATAGCCGAAAAGCTTCATACAATCCGTCTGAAAATCCTCATTACTAACCTCAATAATTTTATCCTCTGTGCCCCAATCAAGGCTTAAGCCAACTGCCGCATAGCCTCTCTCGCCAAGCTCCGCAGATGCCTTTGCCGCCGACACAAAATTAATGTAAGCGCCCGGCAGTACCTTGTTTTGACTTAAAAATGTTCCTCCGCCTAAAGCCATAAATATCTACCTCCTTAATTGATTTTTCTGCTTAAAAATTTACTTATTCTCTTATCGAGAGCCTTTACAGTGCTTTTTTCGTCCTCACCCATCACCGAGCCTATAATATCTCCGTAGCCGGCAAAATGTTCACTTGCCGCAAGCTGTTCTCTCGAAAAAAGCTGTTCATTCTCACTAGCCATATTAAACCTCCTTAAAACCGAGTCTGTACTCCTCCATAACCTCGGAAGCCTCGCTAAAACTTGGTGCAGTCATTTTCACAAAAAAGTTAAACTCGATATTCAGCACCGCACTGTTACCGTCAAATACAACACTCATTCCGTTATTCTCCATAGGATAGCCGTCAACCTCGATACAATCGAGCGCAGACATCAGCCTTTGCATAACGGCGGTCATATCCTCGTTTTTGCCCTCATACTTGGGATAATAGGTAATTTTTATGCCGTTTTGCATATAATATCTGTTACCTCTGAACAGCTCTATGCCGCTTTTTGTAACCTCCGCAAAAAAGCAAGGGCGAGTAAAGTGCTGTTCCTGCTTTTCCGTATAGATGTGATATTCCTCACCAAATTCACCGCTTATCGCCCTGCACACTCCGTCAACCAATTTACTAATCATTTCTACACCTCACCTTCATACGGCACGGCAAGCACCTCTCTGTGGTGACGATATAACGCACCCTCCGAGGTACTTCTCAGCCGATATTCGCTTCCGTTTTGCCTTACCACCAGAATACTGCCCGCCTTTATGTCGGTATCGGGTGATAAAAACACACGCACATTCATACGCAAATCATTTTTATGCGTATTTTCCGATGCCGACCTGTGTGCGGCAAAGCCTTCGCTTCCCCCAAACACAAGCCGACACTCCACATCACTCTGCTTCAGCACAGACACCTGCCCCGTCACGCCCCGCTCATCTACGGCATTTTCCATCTCGTATATATCGCATCTGCCAAAAAATAAGCTTATAATATTTTCCTTAATCCCCATCAAATCACTTCCTTACCAACAAATTTTTCTGAAACGGTAAAGCTCGGACTCGCCCCTGTTAAGCGTGTTAATAAGGGTAGTCATAGCGTCCGCCTCGCCGTCCGTGTCATATTCAAGCTTTACATCGCCCTCGGTTATAGCCTTTAACGCACCTCTTGCGTCAAAGTCCCCGAGCATACCCACAGCCACTCTGTCGCCGATAATGTATGCACAAGCCATATCCACCGCAAGCAACTCCGCCTCGGTAGGCACATAGCTTAAATTGCACACATTCTTGATATGCTCGTCAACTCTGTGACAGGCGAAGTCAATCACCTCGTCGGCTATCGTCTCCGTATCTATACCGAGCTGTGCAAGCCTTTCACGCACCTCCATATCAGCCTCTTGAAATAATACGTGCAATAGGGATAGCCTTGTGATCAATGTAGCTCTTTACCTCTGCACCGTCATTTACAAGCTCCCAGTTTGCGCCGTCCTTAAGCTCATTGTCGGTAGGTGAAAGCGTAGCCTGATTTTTCTTGGTGTAGCTGATACCGTAAGGCGCAAAGCACTTTCTGCTTCTTACAAAAAGCATATCCTGACCGCCTCCCGCAACGGGATTTCTGTACATTTCATACTCATTCTGTGTGCCGATATTTTCATAATCAAACGCACCCGCACCGAGTAAATAGGTGGTGTAACTGCCGTCCTCACCGATAGGCATACTGTCATCGATAAGCACCGCTCTGCCGTTCCACGTTGCAAGGGTTAAATCTC